AGATTAACTTCTCCTGATAATACAAGTATTATAAGAGCAGGTTTAAATAAAATAGGTATAACTAAATCCAACGAAGATTTGTATACAGATATTAAACTAGGTGGTGATACTTTTAAAGTTTCTTATGAGACAGCAGAAGCTTTTAGAGATAGAGTACAAATGAGTACAGATCAGAGTAAAGCACTTGATGATCTAATTGCACAGTCTACAGAACAATATGGCCCTGTAAAAGCTTTAGAACTAAAGAGAGCAATTGTAATAGACGAACCTGATAATGCAAGAGAAGTAAAAATCTACGCTACTTCCTTTAAAGCGGTAGAGAATCAGGTGATGGATACCTCAGGGATAGATGCAAAATACATCAAAGATGGTAAAATTGATTGGAATCAAGTACAAGCTGACGGAATAGATATTAAACTTAATAGTGGGTTTCTTGCCGAGGTATCTACTGAAGCATATAATGGTGTATCTGATGGTGATAAAGTTTTAAGTAAAGCAGAGCTAGAAATGGTATTTGACAATCTTACATCAGTCGAGGTAAATAATTTTAGAACAAGTGTATTTAATAGTTTAAAACTACTAGAAAGAGAAGCGTTTAATATTGCAGCAACACCGAATGATCCTAATCCCATTATAGATATAACTCCTGAGATGATGGCTCAAGCTATAAATGAAACAATTAAAGAAAACTTTATCTTTACAAAAGAAGAAGGAGATCAAAGAGTATTTGATACAGCATGGAGAGATGATAATGATCTTTATGTTTCAAAGTTTAATGTCATATCTGATACTGAAAAAGCTTTGATGCGTATGGAGAAAAAAGAGCAAGAACAGTTTATACAACAGAAACTAGAAGGATTAGAAGAAAAAGAAAGAACTATGGCAGAAGCTCTTATGGCTATGGATCCTGTTGCTATAACTAATGACTTTAAAAAGAATATGGAAGAAGGACAATCACTTTCTGAGCTAAATAGAATGCGAGATCTGATTAAAGAATATAGACCTGAGTTAGAAGACGAGGTAGATAATATAATGGCTGACTACGCACCTCCACCTCCGCCACAAATAGAAGAGATAGAGGTAACAGCTACAAGAAGACAAATGGATGAAATATTAGAGACTCCTACTACTCCTACTGCTCCAGAGATTGAAGAGATTGAAGTTACAGCAGAAAAAAGACCTGAGATAGAACCTGAGGTAGTTGCTACTCCGAAGAAGAAAAGAAAAACGGAGACTAAAGCAGAAGGTAAAGCTAGAAGAGCAAGAGAAAAAGCTGAGCGTAAAGCTAAAGAGAAAGAGATAATAGGTAATGTTGGTTCTTTATTAGAAAGAGTAGTTCCCGCAGTTCTAAGCTCTATGGATCAGACTAGAATTGAAAAACTTGAAAAAGCTATAGCCAAAGAACAATATGGTCCAGTAGGAAGTTTAATTAAAAAACACACAGGAACAGCCTATCGTAAGTTATCTATGGAAGAACGAAAGCTTGCGGCAGAAGATATAATAAAAGCTATACTCAAAGGAGAGTAATCTAATGCCTTTTAGTTTTGAGAGTGAGCAGGCAATTCCACAAGTCTTTTCTGAAGAAGAAGAGACAGAGGAAGAGCGTAAAAAGAGAGAAGAAGAAGAAGAACGTAAGCGTTTAGAGGCAGAAGCACGTCAAGAAGAGCTAGAAGCTCTCGAAGAACAAGAAGAAATAGACGAAGAAGAAGCAGAAATAGCCGAAGCAGAGGTAGAAAAGCCTCAAATAGTAGAAGAAAAAGAAGAGAAAACCTTTTCTGGTTTTACAATTTCAGAACCTCCTATTCCAGGAGGAAGATACCTATCAAGAGAAGCTACAGCAGAAGGCGTTGTCTTTTATAAAGACGATGTTAGTAAGCGCTATGTGACTTCAAATACTGTTACCCATGAACGTGAGGATGGTACATATGTCAATTTACCTGCGTTATTAGATGATGGTTATTTAGTAGGTCTTAGACCTTCTCAAGAACAAGAAGATCAACTTTATGATTATTGGAAAAGAAAAGATCCTGGTAGACTTGAGATATATAAAACACGAGAAGAAGCAGAAGAAGCAGCAAAAGCAAAAAGTAAACTACATGGTGAAATTGGTCAGAGAGCAAATATTATAGCACAACAAATCGCTCCTACAGATGACGAAGGACTGTATGAATTAGGAGCAAAATTAGAAAGACATACTATTGGTAATATATTGCGTATGGTTAAAGCTGGTGCAACTAGTGCTACAAGTGATATGTCATTTAACGAAGCATTAAAGCAACAAGAAACAGAAAGAAGAGATAAAATATTTTCTTATATGCAAGAAAAATATGGTGAGGATTTCAGAGGTAGGGAAGGTGATTTAAAAGTAATAGCTGGAAGAGTTGCTACTGCTTTTGCTGATCCTGTAACTTTCTTCTTACCTTGGGCAAAAGTTGCAAAGATGGGTAAGATGGCAGCCACAGGTTTTGGTGCTGGCGTAGGTGTAGGTGATATGGCTTTGTATGAATATGCAGCATACGGAGAAGTTAATGCGAGCAGTTTATTATTTGCTGGAAGCATGGGAGGTGTTTCTTCTTTTGGAGGTAAACTATTAGCAGATAAATTTAAAGCTCCTCGTGGTAAGGATATGGATATTAGTGTAGATAAAGGCGGTAAGAAAATTACCAAGAAGAATACTATAGTAGACGAACCAGAAATAACTCTCACTAAAAAAGAAGCAGCAGACATAGAAAGAGTTGCTATGGAAATGATGAGTGATGATGCTTATACAAGAATCTTCACAAGATTAGGTGATGATCTAGAGATTATGCCTACGTTTACAAGAGGAGTTCATAAGGCTAAAGGAGATCAAGATGCTTACAGGTTGGCGCTAAAAGAAAATCAAAAAGCTAAAGACCTATTTAAAGGAGGTAAAGATTCTCAGCAAACATTACTACCAGGGTTCGGGCTTAAACTGCCTTATAGTCATCAAAAATTAGCAGCTTTAAAAAAGAAAAAATTAATTGCTGATAAGCTTCTAAAACAACAGACTCCTATGTTAAAAAGAATAGCCGAAGGAAGAGCTTCTTTACAGAACGGAGCAATTATTGCGCACAAAAAAGAAGGTACATTAACTGACAACATATTAAATACTATAATGTATGAAGGATTCAGACCTTTAATGGGAGGAGGTCTAGGTTATTTATCAGGAAGTTTTATTCTAGACGAAGAATCAGATCCTGACTTAATCTATGGTTTTGTTCTTACAGGAATGTTCTTGGGAGTAGCTCAGAAACAGATTCAAAAAACTCCTTTCCTTACAGGGCTAGAGAAAGAAAAAGCTTTTGGTATATTTAAAAATCAAAAGATGATTGCCTTACATAATTTCTTAAAGGTACAAACAGCAGGAACAGCAGCATCTAAAGGAGTATCTCATGGCGGTCCAGTAGAAACTATTACTCGTTTACTTTATCATATTCAAGGTGGACAAGGTAAGAAGAGTATTAATAGTGCAGAAAAAATAGCAGATTATTTAATGGTAGAATTTAGTCCTTTAATTGCTAGAGTAATGCAAGGTAGTACTGAGACACAACGAATAGTGGCTTTTAGAATTATTAAGAATCTAGATACTCTTAAAACAGCGACTAAAAAGTTTTCTCTTACTGCGGACGATGTGGCAAATGTAAAAGTACTTATACCTAATGTCGAGAAGTTTAGAGATAACTTTGTAAATAAATATGTTAAAGCATCTGGTAAAGAATTTGAAGCTATATCTAACTATGGACTGCCTCAGTCATACATGTTTGATAAAATAGTAGAATCAATAGATGCTGTTCCACAGAACCAAATTAGAAAAAGTGTATTTTGGAAACAAATGAACAAAGCTGTTAAAGAAGAGTGGGCAGATAATATTAAAAAGGTAAGAGGTAAAGATGCAAGAAAGAAATGGGCTGACGATAGAACAGATAGTATTGTTAATTCTTTAAGAGAGGCTAAAACTAAAGAATTAAGTTTAGACGAGCTAATAGATCCTATGCTACGAGTTAAAAAAGGAGCAAAACATCATGCATCAGGAACAGGTATTCCGTTACTCGATAACTTTGATAAAGCAAGACAAATTACAAAGACATCTGCTTTAAGACACTTAGAAGATTTCTTAGAACAAGATGTGGATAGAGTTTTAAAACTTTGGGTAGACAATACAGTAAGAGGTGTTGAGTTTGGTAGAGCTATGGGAATTAGAACAAGCTCTAAAGGAGGGAGAGTTTTTGAAAATTTAAGACATGCTAGAAGATCTTTAAATTCCCAAGCGGCAAGAGGAGAGATTACTAAAGCACAGCTTGATCAAAAATTAAAGTTCTTAGGTAAACAAGTGAATGGATATTTTAAAACAATTGGAGTTGGGCACGAAGTTTTTGGTGGTGATCATGGAAGAGGAATGATGGCTGTGTTAACCTTCTTAGGTAATACAACTATGTTAACTCGTTCAGGTATTATCCAATTAGCTGATCTAGTACAACCTTTTCAGAATGCTGGAAACTTTTCTGCTGTTAAAGCTTTACTAAAAATGCACGTTCAGAAAAAAGACTTTGCTAAAGACTTAGGTTTTGCAGGATATAAAGAATCTTTAAAAGGAACTGCTCCTAGAAGTGCTTGGGAAAAAGAAAAACTTGCACATATGATAGAAGGTCCTTATTCTTGGGTAGGTGAGTGGACAAATAAATTCTTTAGATTTAATCAAATGACTCCTTTAACAGACTACAGTATAAAGTTTTCTTTTAATACTGGAATTCAAGAAGCATTTACTCTTAGTAAAGTGCTTAATAAGAAGCTTGTAAAGAAACAAAAACTTTCTAAGGCTAATGTAAACAAACTAAATGAATTAGGTTTAAAAAGACATGAGGTTAAATATTTAAGTAAGTTTAAAAATCTTGATGAAGCTATGAAAGATACCAAAGGACAAATTCCGTTAATACGAGCTGGAATCAACGGATGGAATATGAATACTTTAATACCTACATCAGGAAACAGACTTCACTTTGCGCAGCATCATGATCCTTATATACGTTCTTTAGGTATGTTCTTATCTTGGGCACAAGCTAAAACTGCACAGATGAATTCTCTGGTAAAAAGAGTAGAAGATGGAGACGTTGCACTAGCTATTAAAATGATAGGTGCATTAACTATCTATGGTGGTATTAGAGAAATGCAAATTATAACAAGTCCTAGTGTTAAATACTACGAAGATAATAAACCTTCTATGTTGTCTGGAAGATGGTTTCAAGAATCTGCTACAGTAGGTGGTATCATTCCTTGGCCCGTTGAAAAGATGACTAGGTTCTTAGGAGGAGGAGCAATCAGTACTCCAATAGAAAATATAACTCCTTTATTTGCCTATATGAATAGACTGCTAGGAACACCAAGAGCTTTAGGTGCTGATTTAGGAGTAGGAGATTATGAAGGTGCTACAGTTGAAGCTCTTAAACCTTTACCTTTTGGTAGAGATATTACAAACATTGTAAATAGAATAATGCAATTAAGAGGAGGTAGTTTTGAAGATGTTCCAAATGATGAGTTTGCAAGAAAAACAGCTATATCAGGTTCTAGTGGATTAACTTTCTTTGAAGGCGGTAAAGTAAATATGAAAGACTACCCAGTTTCTAACGTAATTGAAGATCCGTCAGAAAGAATAGATTCTCGTACTCGCCTTCCTTTCGATAATCCTATGGAAAGATTAGGATTCAAAGGCGGTGGATTATTAGATGGAGTCGAAGAACCCTTACATCGTTTAGGTTTTAAAGGAGGAGGTTTGCTACTACATGTAGGTGTTGCGCCTATCTCAGAAAAACAAGTAAAGAGTTTAAAGAAAATTCTAAAGAAAAGAAAAGCAAAAAGAGAGGGCGGTTATGTTAGGGAACAAATGTTATTTGGAGGAACGGCTGGAAGAGTACTTAGGAGAGCACTAGAAAAAAGATATAAAGAGAAAAGAAAAGAACGGATAAAAGAGATAGAAGTAACAGCTAAGAAAAGACCTTCTCTAGCTGAAGATTTAAGAGAAGCAGGGTTTTCTAGAAAAGAAGTACAAGCTGCTTTACTTGGAAATATTGCAGTAGAGTCTCCTAAATATGATCATACCTCTAAAGGATATAACGATGCTCATGGTCTGTTTGGTCTAGATCCTAGTCCTAAAGGAAAGAAATCTGCTTATGATGCCTATTTAAAAGATAAACAAATAGCAGATAGTAATCGTTCACAAATCCAATTTGTACACGATACAATTTATGGAGATCGTCAAGACTTAATAGGCAGAGAAACAGCGAGACGTTTAAGAGAGGTCTTTGAAAAAGGAAATGTGGATGAGATTACAACTGCATTTTCTACTATGTGGGAAAGACCAGGCACTCCACATATGGATAGAAGATTAGAAAAAGCAAACGAATGGTACGGAGCGATGAATCCTTCCGAAGCACCAATACAATAAAATAAACTTGACAAATCCTATATTTGTTCCTATAATAAACTATGTTATTGTATACAGAAGAACAACTTATAAAAGCTTATAATATTTATAGGCTTAAACAAATTAAATTAGATCTAGGCTTTATGAATTTAGAAAACTTCAGAAGTCTATTTGAACAACTAGCTGAAGAGGTTATGTATAAAGATGATGAGCATATTAAAAACTATCAGTAAGTTAGCATCGACTTATCTTAATGGAAGAATAAAAAAGTCTGAAGCTAAAGCCGCGAATGCAGCAAGTTGGGATGAAATTGCGCAGACGAATAGCTCAACCTCATGGAAAGATGAGTACCTTACGCTTTTGATTAGTATACCACTTATAATGTGCTTCATTCCTGGTCTTGTACCTTATGTACGAGAAGGCTTTGCAGTTTTGGATACGATGCCAGCATGGTACCAATATACTTTTTCTGTTATTGTTGCGGCTTCATTCGGTGTTCGTGGCGCAATTGGTCTAATGAATAAGACAAAGAAGTAGTTGTGTTGCTGACTGAAGCATATCGAAGAGAGCTTCAAGAGATTCATAGACTGGATGAAGATTGGGGAACAGGACCAAGAGGAAACATTCTTTACATAGCTAATTTTTTATATTGTAACAATGTTGAAAAACTCTTAGACTATGGTTGCGGTAAAGGAGAAAACTTAGGTTGGTTTCTTCCGATTGAAGTTTCTAACTATGATCCAGCAATGTTTGAATGGTCTGATGATCCTGAACCAGAAGATTATCTTTTATGTACAGATGTTTTAGAACATATAGAACCTGAGTGTATAGAAGATGTATTAGAACATTTAGTTTCTAAATTTAATAAGAAAGCTTTACTTAGTATTTCATTACAAAAGTCGAAGAAGATTTTATCAGACGGAAGAAACGCACACTTACTTGTTAAACCTGACATATGGTGGACAACCTTACTAAAAAAATATTGTAACATAGAGAAAGCTGATTCAGTTAAGACAGACATGTGCTACGATTTATTAATAACTTTAAACAAATAGGAAAAAATTATGACTGATATAGAAATTGTAGGTATTGTATGCCTCTTTGCAGTAATAGCTATTTATAAAATCACAAAAGGTAATAAGGATAGACCAGACACTTCTGATACTCCTAGAAAACCTGGCGGTGGTGGAGGTAAGAAATGACTATCTTTTCATGGTTAGTAGTATGTAGTGTATTAGCATGTTGGTACATGTTTCCAACACTTTTACAAGATGCAGCCGTATGGTGCAGTAAGACTGTAAAAGAAGCGATAGCTTACTTTAAAAAGTAAAAGTCCTTTAGAACGCTCATATGAGGCTCTAAGAGGCACTGGTGAGATCTATTCTAAATAGGTCTTAAAATTCTTGCTTATAATAAGGAGATAAAAATGATAACAAGAAACTCAAATCTAGCTCGTCATGGGCTAGTGGATTTTGGAGATCCTATATTTTCATCGCTGTTCTTAGGGTTCGATGACCACTTTGAAAGAATAGCACAAATGGCGGCAGGCTCCAAAGTGTTGCCTAATTACCCACCCTATAATGTAATACGAGACGGAGATAAATATACTATCGAAGTTGCGCTTGCTGGTATAGATAAGAAAGATCTTGAGGTAGAAGTACAAGAGAATACTTTAAGAATTTCTTATGAGTCTTCTAAAGAAGATAAACCAGGAGTGGGCTTACATAAAGGAATAGCACAACGCTCCTTCACCCGGGAGTTTAGTTTAGCTGAAGATGTTGAAGTGATAGAGGCAGTCTTAGATAATGGACTGTTAAATATATCTTTAGAAAGAATTATACCCGATGAGAAGAAGCCTAAACAAATTAAAATTGGATAGTGGCACGAATACAGATAGATGAAGCAGAATTTGGAACATTAGTAAGTGATTTTAAAAGATACCGCCTAATGTTTCGTATTATATTTGTTTGGCTAATATTTGATACGCTGATGCATTTTGATTTATTATCTTAACGCTTAGAATGTTTAAATGAATATATATCTTCTATTATAAAATCTGAAAGCTTTATCCATTTGATAACCTTCAACTCTT